GCCCCGGCCGGCCGCCGTATCTGTGCTATATCTGTGCTACGGCGCTTGGCGAGTGACCTAAGTCCTTGATGGGCCAGTAGCTCAATGGTTAGAGCCGGCCGCTCATAACGCCCGTATCGCAGCTGATTTCCGTTTAAAATCAACGATGGCACTGTCATATGTTCCGGTTTGTTCACGTCCGGTGACGACGTTTCTGTGCTATATCTGTGCTACGATCACCTTGCGTTCACGGCGCGCGACAGGTGGTTGGGATCGTGGTGCCCGTAGACCTTCTCCACCATCGCCTCTGACATGCCGAGGGCTCCCGCAACCTCCCATGAGGAGACGCCTGCCTGCTTCATGTGGGTAGCACGCGAATGCCGCAACGTATGCGGCGAGACGTCGTCCCCCAGCCCCGCAGCGTCCACGATCCGGCCGAAGGCTGTCTTGATGGACAGAACTGGCTTGCCCTCCCACTCGACGACATGCGAAGCGCAGAGCTTTCTGTCCCTCCAGCGTCGCACATGTGCCAACATCCGCGAGGATAGGCGAACGGGCGGCTGGCGCTTGGCTGTTTCCCGCTTGCCCTCTGGCAGGCGGTAGAACACGCCTCGGTCAATGTCGATGTAGGACCGCCCGGCCGCCGCGTGCCAAGATGCCGTCAGCACCGTGCCAATGCGGGATCCCGTATAATAGGCGAACAGGATCGCACGCGCGATATGCTTTCCGGTCCTTTTGCGGGTCGGGAGGCGAGCCGCATTCTTGTCGGAATGGGAGCGCCGCATCTGCTCGCGCATTCTCCACGCGGTCCAGACCAGACGAGCGATCTCCGATCTCGTCAGCCACCTCTCGCGCCGCTTGCCCGCCGGTGGCATCCAGACGGCCACGGAAGCGCGGTGCAGGCCTTCCTTGTGGTGGTGCCGGATGGCCGCTGACAGGTCCTGCAGGTCTCGCCGTGCGCCTCCAGCATTGCCGCGATGGGCTGCATAGGCCCGGCACGCAGAGCCGGTCACATCGGCCAATGTCTTGTCGCCCCACCACTCCAATAGCCGGATCGCCCTGGCGGCGATTTTCCTCGGTTCTGACTTATGGGGAGCAACATCCGTCAGATAGATGTTGACCACATCGGCTATCGGGACTTGAGCGAGACCACGTTCGCCGCGCTTGGGGTCGTGCTTTTCCGAGATGTATCGGGCAAGCTCCCTTTCAGCATCTTCGCGCGCATCAGGGCCGCATCCAGTGCTGATGAATCGGTTCCCGTCTCTGATGGTCCAGACCGGAGAACTGCCCGCTGCCCCCCGCTGCGGCGGCCTGAGGTAGAGGCGGGGGCCTTTCCCTGCGCGAGGCATTGCTGTCTCATCTCCCTGATGGCCGATAAGGTCGTGAATTCCTTGCCAGCGATGATTTCCACGGCAAGCCTTCCACGGTCACGCTCTCGCCGCAAGCCGCTGACCGTCATGCCGCCCATCGGGAATGCGATGGCGACCGCGTCCGCAAGCCTCAGGGGCGTATCGTCGTCAACCCCCCTCTCACCCATCTCCGTCTCTCCCTTGGAGGGCGGCGCGGTCGGTGATTGCGTCACCGAGCACGGTCTCCCAGTCCTCCGTGTCTATGGACGCGTCGGACCGCATCTCGTCTCGCACCAACTTGACGCTCGATCGAAGGTCCCTCAGCGCCGCCTCTGCCGCTTCGGCGCGGGCTTCTGCCTTCCCGACCAACTGCCCTAGGGTCACGATGTCGTCGGCCTTCTTCGCGTTGGCTTCCGCCAGCCTGTCCCTCTCGGCTTCTGCCGCTTGAACGCGCTCCGTCAGATGCCGGACCTCTCCGTTCCTCGTCTCGGTCAGTTGCTCGTAGAAGGCGATTTGCGCCGCCAGTCTATCCCTCTCGGCCTCTGCCGCTTCGGCGCGGGCGGTGAGGGCCTTCACGCGGTCGTCCAGCAGTCGAATGGTGGCGTCACGCGCCTCGATCCCGTCAGGGATGGAGTAGGGGGCAACGGAGAGGCGATTTCCTTCGCCGTCGTAGGCTTCTACCATTTCGAGTCGCGCATAAAGCCTGTCCCTTTCCTCGACGAGGGCGAGGAGCATGTCGGAAACAAGGGCAGCGGCCCACCTCGCTTTTGCTGACGCCGACTTGTTGAGTACGGGGTCGCTAAACGCCTCAACTATCTCTCGCACTGCCTGGGTGGTGATGGTCATGGGCGGAATTCCTCGTATGCGCTGTTCTCGCCGCGGAGGGATGCCGCGATCCATCTCGGCGGCCAGTCCCATTTGGCGTAGGCAAACGCGGCGCACCGCTCCCTCTCGGCCATGATGGCACTCGCTATAAGCTTGATGCTGGCACGGCTGTCGTCCTCGTCGAACTCGACGAAAACCTCACGCGCCATCTCCATCACGTCTTCCGGGATCTCACTCATCTCGTCCCTCCTTCAGGGCGGCATTTACAGGGTCGTCGTCACCGCCCAACATTCCGGCGCCGCGCAATCTCTTCTGCGCGTCGCGCAGCGCGTTCTCCATCTGTGCTGTTCTGCGGCGCATGGGCGCGATTTCGGCGGCGTGGATCTCCGCGACGATCTGTTCGATGAGCCGAGCGAGCGCCTGCGTGACGATGCTGTCTGTGGCGATATCGCGGGCGAGGTCGCGGAAATCAGGCGCTGGCTTGTTGCGCCTCGTCATCGTCCCGCCTCCGTGGGTACGGCGGCTAAGCGGAGGAACTTGCCGGCCTCCGCAAGCGCATATTTCTCCCAGGAGCGTTCGGCGGCTCGTTTTGCGGATTCCTCACTGTCCGCCGTGTAGACGCCCGAGGACGGGGGATGCCAATAGGCATCGCCCATTGCATCCGTTCCATAAACAAACCGACCCAAGGGCGTGACCGCATAGAACAGGCGGTAAGGGCCCATTCCAGATACACCGTGGTCCTCGACCCACTCCAGCGGCTTCACGGACACCGGCTCAGCGGCCGGCGCGGCGCGGAGGGCGGCGAGTTCCTCCCTCAGTCTTTTTGCCTCCTCTGCTTCGGAGAGGAGGGCGGAGGCTGCCTCATCGAGGGCAATGAGATAGTCGGCATACTCGCGCGTTGTGGCGCCAGCCCCGCATTCGCGTGCCGCTTCCATCAGCCGCCGCAGCTCTTTCGTGTCGATGTCAGTCATGGGTGGGATCCGTCTGATCGATGTTCGCGAGGACGGGCCGGAAGCCGTAGACGTCAGCCCGCGCCTCCGGCATGGCGTTGTGCTCGCGGCCGTCGAGGAGGCGGCGGGGGAGCAACCGCCCTGTCACTCGGCACCGGCGGCCATCTTCGGCGAGGTGATGCGCGTTGTGGGCGCGACGCTTCATCAGCTCCAGATTTGCAATCCGGTTGTCCGTCTTGTCCCCATTGCGATGATGAAGGATCTCGTCGCGCTTCGGACGCGGACTGCCTGCAGCGCACCAGACCACAAGATGCTCGTAGGCCCAGCCGTTCGGATCGGCCAAGGGGTGTCCTTTTCCGACCCTCACCTTGACGTAGCCATTGCTCCCGACACGGCTACCCGGCTTCCATCGGTGTTGTTGCGAAGCCTTCAGGTGGTTGTTGTGCTTACCTCTGGGCATGAGGCATCTCCCGGATCATGAGGTCGCCCGGGATCGGCGGCATCTTTGACTTGGCCGCGCCCCACATCTGCTTCATGAAGAACGCCGTGCCCGCCGCCGCGCACTGGTCGCGGATGGACCGCGCCCAATCGGGATGCATCGGCCGGGCGCCGGGGCCGCTCTCGCCGCCGACGATGATCCAGTCGATCCGGTCGAGCCACGGCTCGAAGTCGATCGCGCCGAGCAGTGGCTCCGCCGAGATGAACCGCACGGCCGCCGGAGCCTCCAGAAGATGCGGGATACGACGGTTGGCTTCCTGCTGGTTTTCGGCAGTCGTGCCGAGCCAGATATTCCTGGGCAGCCCGGCATCCCATTTCGGCCAGATCATCTTCTGGATGTTCTGCGGACGCTTCGTCAGAAGCAGCCAGTCGAGGTGGGGCGTGTCCTCGATCACGGCGAACAGGTCCGAGCGCCAGATCTGGGGGGCCTGGTTGTCGAACACGTCGGCGAGACTGGCGCAGAACACGCGAAAGCGGGTGCCGGCGGCTTCAGCCTGTCGGTTCCATTTCAGGGGCTGGCGCCAGGTGGCCTCTGACGTCCGGCGGCGGTCGCCTTTCCAGAGGTGCGCCTGCCCGGTGCGCTTTGCCCAGTTTTCGGCGTAGCAGTGGTCGCAGGCCGGCGAGACGGCGGTGCATCCAACCCACGGATTGAACGTGTGATCGGTCCATTCGATCTTGCTGTTCTCAGCCATTATGCGGCCTCCATGCGGCCCATTTCTCAATCGGCCTCGTCGCTCGTCTCTGCGGTTCTGCGCGGTCGAAGCCACGGGATTTGATGCGTTGCGCGGGAGCATGGGCGCCGAGGTGCTTGGCCTCGCGGCGCTTGGCACGAGCAATCGCCGGAATGTCCGTCTGCGCAGTGTGATCGCGATGGCATTTGCGGTGAGCCGGGCGCCAATTGGTCTCGTCGTCGGCGCCCCCAAGGGCCAGCGGGATCACGTGCGAAACATCCCACGCCTGACCGGCCTGGATCCGGCCTCCACACATGTGGCAAATGCCGTCTGCAGCCATGAAGATTGACAGGCGTGTCGTGCGGGAGAGGCGGCGCCGGGTCATTGTGGCCCCCAGAACATCGGGGCCAGAATGAATGCCGCGAACAAGAACCATCCCCAGCCGCCCTTTCCGCAAATTGCGATAGACGCGGCCGCGACAACGCACAGGGAGCTGGGGATCACTGCGACCCACATCATGCCGCCCTCCTGCCCATGAGGATGTCCTCGATCTCGGCCATCAACTCGCCGCGGTCCATGTCGAGCACCTGCCGGCAGACGATATCGACGGCCTTGTCGAACCAGTCCTCGAATTCGTCTTGCGTCATGCTGGCGAACGAGATGGACTTCGCGACCACGTAGGGGAGACCGCTCACCGCATTGATGCGGGTCTCGAAAAGCCCGGTCGCGACCTTCAGGTCATCGAGGAGCGTTTCGACAGTCGGCCACCTGTCCGTGTTCTCCTGCACGAGGTTGAGCAGGGCGAAGAGCTTCCGGTGATGGATGAGGTTGCGCGGCCGGTGGATGTTGACGAGGTAGCCTGTGCCCTCCTTCATCTTGGCAAGGGCTTCGGCTGCCTTCACATCGCCCGGCACGAGCGCGTTTCCACGGCGCACGAAGATGCGGGAGCGGGTTTCGGGGGCCTTGCTCATGCGGCAGCCCCCTGGCGCGTCTCCTGCGACTTCGCGAGCCGGTCGTAGAGCACTACATTGACCGTCGCCGCGAGGTTCATGCAGAAGTTGGTCGGCACGAACACGCGATGTCGACACCGGTCGAGGTGCTGCCTGCCGAGCGTTCCGTCCTCGGGGCCGAAGATGTAGAAGGCGCGATCCGGGTGCTTGAATTCCGGCAGACTGACGGCGTCCGGAACGAGGTCCACACCGATGGGCACCGCGTCATACGGGCACATGGCGAATAGGTCGTCGCCGCGCAGAACGGGAATGTGCCGATAGGCCTTGGTGGTGTCCTGGCCGCTGGTGACGGGCGTCCTATCGCCCTGAATAGCAACCATCTTGGCGCCATAGACGTGGGCCGCCCGCAGGACGCCGCCGACGTTTTTTGTGTCCTTCGGGCGCACGAGGCCGATTGCTGCAAAACCTCTCATGCTGCGGCCCTCCCGCCGGTCAGAGCCTTGCGACGATCCTGCCATGCCCCGCGGACCTGATCGGCAAGGTCACGTGGCAGGTCGGCAATGGAGCGCTTGGTGTTCGGGTCGTTTGCCCAATCGGTCAGGTCGCCGACTGTCTTAGCCAGCGCGAGCGCTTCGACCATGGTGCTGGCGATCTTCTCGTCGGTGGCGCGTGCGGCATCATCCTCGGCGTCGAGGTCGTGGCCGACCAGCAGCCGCCTCAGCTTAGGCAGTTCGTTGTCGGCGATGGTGTACGAGCGCCCGACCTGCTTGATGGATACCCACGGGCTATCGAGGTCGTAGAGGTAGCGGCCGATGCCCCACCGGACAGCGGCGCGCTTGAAGGCATCCGAGAGGGCGCCCTTCTCCGCTTCAACGTCCGTGTCGCCCGCTCCGTCGGCCTTCCACACCCACCGCTCTACCGTGGATGCGTGGCCGTTGACGACTTGCGCCATGCCGCCAGCCACGTTGATGCCGATCTCGCACACTGTCTTGCCGTTGGCGTGGGGGTAGCGGCACTGCCAGTTGCCGGGCCCGACAACCTCGTCGAGCCTGTCCATCACGTCGCGGGCGTCGATGTAGGCGAGCGCCATGCCGCGCGACTTGTCTTGGGTGGTTGAGCCGACACGCCACGAAACGCGGTCAGGTGGGAATGGGGCGGCAAGGGCCCTGAAGATGTCAGCCATCACTTCACCCTCAGCGACAGGCTCGGCCCGCCATTGGACAGGACGGCGCCGGGAACGGGCTCGCCGGCCTTGATGGCGTCCTTGATGCGGGTCTTGTCCGGAGTGCGAGAGAAGCGGAAATAGCTGTCCGGGATCGCGTCCTCATCGACGACGACCACCTTCGGCTGCCCGGCCCGCACAGAGAGTGTGGCAATGGGCAATTCCTTCTTGGACAGGTCCGCCGCGCTCAGCACTCGCATGGCGAGGTCTCGCATGGCCTGTCCGCGTCGCTCGTACCGGACAAGGCGGGAGGCGAGGTCATCCATCTCGCTCTTGATGCCGCCGGCAAAGGCTTGGGCTTCGCGCTCTCGCCTGACGATCCGTGTCAGCACATCGTCGATGCTGGTTTCACCTTCCAGCATGTCGGCGCGAAGTTGCTCGTCGTCGGCAAGCTCGGGATACTCGGCAATCAGCGCCTCGATCTCGCGAGAAAGGCGCGCAACGTCCATGACGTTCATGCTGCTTCTCCGATCATCTGGTTGTAGGCGGCAGCGAACGGCTCGATATCGGCCAGAGCCCGAAGCAGGGCGCGCTTGGCCCGCTCCATGTCGGCATAGGCCTCGATGCCGCAGAACTCGTCTCGGGCGTCACGCTCACGGGCAAGGTGGGCGGCGCGGGAAATGCGCTGCGCCATGTCCTCGATGCCTCGGGCCAGCAACTGGCTCTGTGCACGGTCGTTGTAGACTTCGTTGCTCATGACACCCTCCGAAAGAGATGCGCGTGGGTGATCTCGATGCGGCGTCGGATGAGGTCGCGGCACGGAAGGTGCTTGCGCCGACGCTCGGCGATCTGGTGATTGATGGTGGCGAGGGCGGTATTCCACCGGCGGTATTCGCGCCAGAGGCGCCATTCGCGGAGGAGGAGGGCGATCATCTCCGGGCCTCCATGCGGTCGAGGGCGCGGCGTCCAGCGGGCGTGATGAACATGTGTCCGATCTCGCTGCGGTATTTCAGGTTCTTGTGCGGTCGCCTTTCGATGAGCCCCCGCTTCAGCAGGCGCCGCATTGGGGCTCGGTACAGTTCGAATGCTGCGTTCCCGACCATCATGCCGTCGTCGCTGTTGGTGGCGATCCTCTGGAGGATCCATGCTTGGGCGATAGTCAGCGGCTTCATCTCCGCACCTTCCGCTTGTCGATGATGGCGACGGCGAGGACGCCAGCGATGCAAATCGGCGCAAGGACCACGAGGACATAGATCGAGAAGGCCGGTACGTCGGTCTCTCCCATGAAGGTCGCAGCCTCAGCCGGGTTCAGCACCGCATAGACGGCAAGCCACACAGCCAGCAGGAGGAAGAACGCGATGGCATCGACGAACCTCTTGATCAGCCCCTCCCAGAACAGGGTGGCCAGCCAGCCGATAGCGGCGACAACCGCAACGGCCGAGAAGGACATGACAGCCAGTCCGGCAAGGATGCCCTTTCCGCCACTCGGGCCCGGCTTGGACATGTCGTGCTCGATGTCGGCGCTAACCATATCCTCCATCCTCGGGTCGTAGGCGAAGCCGTTGAGCTGTTCGAGGGCTTCCCGGTAGGCGGGGAACTCGTCCTTGCGCGCCCAGGTTTCGTCGAGGTCGCGGTTGCACATCAGAGCCTCCCGCTAATCGTGTCGATCCAGCACAGCTTCTTGCCGTTCCAGTCGTTATCGAGCCGGCGGTCGCCCCAGTCGTAGAGTTGCCCCATCAGGCCATCGAGATCGTCATCGACGGCCATCGGATCCCTCGACAGGTCTTCGAACTCGTCGATCAGGTCTTCCAATTCCTCTCTGTGATCGTCGAGGTGACGGCCACTTTTGGAGAGGGCGCGAAGCTTCTTGGCGATTACGGCGGCCATGGAGGCGACCGAAATCTCACCGGACTTCGCTTGCCCCCATTCGGGCTGCAGCCGAATGACGTTCTGCCAGTTCGCCATCTCACCGCTCTCCCCTTGCTAGGGCGAGGGCGGCGCGGATCACGCGCGAGACGGGCAACAAATCGTCGATACCTACTGTAAGCTCGTCTTCGAATGGGTAGGGCTCTTCATCCCGCAGGATTTCATTCTCGCGTTCGAAGATGTGGTCATCTAGCTGTTGCTGAACCCGCATGAGCGCAGCGATAACGCGTCCGTCCTCCAACGCCTCCACCATCGCCTCGAAGGCGGGGGAGGGCTCTAGGGCGGAGAGGATGCGGCGTTCGTAATCCGCTTGGGCGGCAGCTTTGGCGGCCTCGATGGTGACGTACCAAGAGCACTCGCCTCCAGAAGGGAGCTCTGCCGTTAGCTCCCAACTGCCAGCGGACAGCCGTTCAATGCTGTAGGCGCCTATTTCAGAAAAAGCGGAGACGTAGTCCTCTTCGTCTTCGTCAGCCGCCACCCACTCCAGCGGCTTCACCTTCACGTGCTTGCTCATCTGCGAACTCCCAAGAAGGCGAGGCTCAGGGCCTCAAGCCAGGCAATCCATGCGGCGGTGAAAGCGAGGAGGGGCATCAACCGCCCTCCTTCTCGCGGTGTTGGGTGGGTCGGATGAGGACCGCTATTTGTTCGACGGCACTGAAATCGGCGATGTCGGAGATATCCCCACCCATGCCCCGCCTCGTGACGCGGCTGCCGACTACCTCTCCGTAAGCTGACGTCATCCCCTTCATCGAGGGGTGCGCCCAGCTCCGATTGATGATCACGTGTGCCCAGTAAGACCCATCGTCGAGCCGGGAGACCTCGATGGCCCCACCCGGGAATTCGATGATGTGCTGGGCCGGCTCCGGGCGCTGCTGCTTGTCGCCGAGAAGGGTGATCTTCTTCGGGGCCTCTCCGAGCTGGTAGTTGCGAGCCGTGAAGGCGCTCATCACCGCCCCCACGATCCGTACCGGCCGACGCCGGCCTCGAAGCAGCCGATGCGGTGCTCGTCGTTCGGGTCGCGATACTGCTCATCGACCGCGAGACGTTCGGCCTCCTGACGGAGTGCCCAAGCCAGATTGTCGAGGCTTCCGTGGCCGTCCTCGATGTCGAGGTCGGCGGCAACAGAGAGCTGGAAGATTGCGTTCTGCTGGAGATCGTCGAGGCTGTCGACAAGCGCCTCGGCACGCCGGGCCTCGTCTTCCTCGGTGATCAGCATCACATCGTCGAAGACCTGCTTGAACGCGAGGATGAAAGCGTCCCGCGCTTCGATGGCGCGCTCACGGGCTTCGGTGCGGGTGGTGTGGGGGCTGCGCTGCAGCATGGCTGCGTCCTCCGTTGATGGGAGAACATTACCACTAGGGCAAACGTGAGCGCAACAGTTTTCTTGCCGCTAGGGTACAGAATTTTCCCTAGCTGTGATATCCTGTTGGCGTTGCAACGAAAAAGGCCGCCAGAGCGGCGGCCTAGGAGGTGACGATGTCAGGGGCCGGAGACGAGCTTCAGCAGGAGGTCAATCGGCAGCGATCAGGGTGGCTGGCCCAGGTCGCCGCGTATGGCGGCGACGGTGGGGTGGTTCGTCCGCAATCGTTGGAGGAAGCCATGAAGATCATCGAGGATCTGGAGCTTCAGATAGCCGGCCTTGAGGGCGATATGAGGGAGCGCGATTAGTGAACGAGCCCCGAGCCAAAGATGCCCCGCTTTGGGTTCGCTTCCTGTGGGACGACGGCAACGCTAGTGGCGAATTTTGGCTGCGCGCGCCTCTACCGCCTTACCTCGCAAGCTTGATGCAAACGCCTCAGCCGTGTCCGCCGGAAGGGCAAGCGTCAAGCGGAAACGATCCTTCCCCACGGGCAGGCGGAAAAAGCCAAACTCGATGACGACGTTGCCATTGGCGTCCACGGCAGGGCGGATGTCGTCTGCATTGATGGTGACGTGTTCTTCCTCGTCGCGCATCCCTCACCCCGCCTTCCGGTCCCGGAGATAGTGCAGGAAGTCGATGGCCTGGCGCCGGTCGTCCGGGGGCAACGAGCGCAGCATGTCGGCGGGGTCCTCCTCCTCAAGCAGGGGATTGCGCATGAGGAGATCCTTCAACTCGCACTGCAGGGCGTCCGCGGCGGCCTCCAGGAAGGCACCGGTATAATCCCGGTTTCCGGTCTCGATACGGGAGATTGTAGCCGCCGTCGTCTCCAGGCGGTCGGCAAGTTGCTCCTGCGTGAGATTGCGGTACTCCCGCCACTCACGAAGGAAGATGCGTCGGCGCCTGCCAGGGCCATGTCCGATTCTGATTGGCATGGTTCCCATTTTATCGCCGCTAGAGGTAACTTTCCTCGGCCCTAGGGGTAATCGTCTCTCGCGCCGTATTGACGGCGTGTATACCCTAGTGGTAAACAGGAGGGGATATGAAACATCCCCTTCGAACATACCGTGAGAGGTTCGGCGTCACACTGTCCGACCTCTCCGCTCGTGTAGGGTGCTCGGTCGCGACACTGTCCCGGATCGAGCATGGCAGAAGGGTGCCGTCGCTCGACCTCATGCGGCGTATCGCCGAGGGCACCAACAACGCCATCACCCCGAACGACTTCTGGAAACACAGGGGCGTTCAATGACTCCCCTTCGGCGGCTGCCTCTTGCGCCTCGTCGCGAATATGTCGCGGGCCACATCCGTCGGCGTGATGATCGGCTCGTGCAGAGGTGGCCGTTCGGCTTCGTCCTGCATTCCGGTTTCCCCCAGCTCCCAGCCGGCCGGCTGGTGAGAATAGACAAGGCGGCCTTTCCTCCCTGCCGCTCTGTCTGTTGCCTCAACTATGGCGGGGACGTGGGCTCAAAACCCCGTCCCCGTCCTTTTCCGCCGGCCAGCGGCTCGCCTCAGCCTGTAGCTGTCAAAGCACACCACGTTCCCAAGGCGCGGTTCACTGGGCCCCGCGTCCTTGGCGGGGGAGGGGGCGCTGCAACGCCGTCCCTCCCCAACAACTCTCGCCCGCTCGATGTCTGCCAAGACCATCGCGGCGGCGTCTCCAATCGTCATGAAAGGTCCGGTGTCGTCCATGCCAAGCAGGAGACACCGGCATGGACCGTCAGACCGTCATTTCTTCAACGACAAATCATCATCGGGAGTATCGCGTGAGCTACGTGGCCCACATCGACGACGTGCGCTCGTGGGTCAACGCTCTCGTTTCTCGGGAGCGTCGAAAGGGCGCCAAGACCCAGGTTATCCGTGAACGCCTCGCGCGCACCATCGGCTGCGCGAAGGGCACCATCGAAAACATCATGAACGGCCGGCTCAAGCGGATCGACCTTTGGCTCCGCGAAAGCGTCCGTCGTGCGCTCGTCGCTGAGATCGAGCGGGAAATCAGGGCCCTCAACCATGAGCTGGAAGTCATTCGCGCGATGGGCGGGGACGCTCGCCGCATTGAAGTGGCGGAAATTGAAGCGTGTCTTGAAAAGGCGCGCTCTCTGCTGTCTGGCGGGGGCTAGGCGATGGCCGAAGTCCTGACTATCCCCACCGTCACCCGCCGCATCTACGCGACCCCGTTCCTCGGTGGACGCCACAAGGAAGAAGGGCAGTCGATGCCCTTCGTCGAAGTCACCCTCCCGCGCGTCTCCATCCTCGATAACGCGCCCCGTCTCATCGCAGACGTGGACAGGCGCATTGCCGAGCTGGAGAGCGTCAACATCCTTCGGTGGAGGCGACGGGCATGAGCAGGATGCCAAGCCGCGTCCTCGCCCTCGGACGCCTCAAGACCGGCGCCATGAACAAGACCGAGCAGGCCTATGCCGACACGCTCGAATGGCGTCGCAGGGCCGGTGAGGTCGCCTGGTACAAATTCGAGGGCATCAAGCTCAGGCTGGCGGACAACACGTTCTTCACCGCCGACTTCGCCGTGATGCTTAGCGACGGTGCGCTCGAGCTGCACGAGGTCAAGGGCCATTGGCTCGACGACGCTCGCGCCAAGATCAAGATCGCTGCCGAGCTTTACCCCTTCCGCTTCATCGCCGTCACACCGGTCTCGAAGAAGGCCGGCGGAGGCTGGAACGTGGAGACGTTCTCATGACTGCCCCATGGATGAAATTCTATCCCGCTGACTGGCGCTCGGATCCCAAGCTGCGCCTGTGCTCCATGGCCGCTCGCGGGCTCTGGATCGAACTCCTGTGCATCATGCACGAGGCCGAGCCCCGCGGCTACCTCATCAGCAACGGCGCGCCCCTTTCCGATAAGCAGGTGGCCTCCCTCGTCGGAGCGACGCCACGCGAGCTTGCGACCCTTCTCGCCGAGTTGGAAGGCGCTGGTGTGTTCAGCCGTTGCGAGGACGGCACGATCTACAGCCGTCGTGTTGTTCGAGACGCCGAGAAGCAGGTTCGGGATAAGGAGAATGGGTTTAAGGGAGGGGCGCCCAACGTCAGACGTGGCACGGCACCCAAGGAAGCCCGCGTCCGCCCCTACAGAAAATCCGACTCCCCGGGAAAGACGGCACGCATCTTCGATAAGACGGGCGGCCGCTGCTTCTGGTGCGATACGAAGCTCATTGCGTCCCCCGCGCACGAGGGCGAGTTTGCGGACGGGTTCCATGTGGATCACCTCGTCCCGGTCTGCGACGGCGGCACAAACGACGAGGAAAACCTCGTCCCCGCCTGTGCAGTTTGCAACCACGACCGGAGCAAGACCGATTGGCCGTTCAACAGCCGCCGCGGCGTCGATCCGACAGCAACGCGGTTCCGCGATCCGACACTAACCCCCCGCACCAACCCCGACACCAAAGCCCAGAAGCCAGAAGCCAGAAGCCAGAGTTATCCTAGCCAGGATGAGACCTATGGGGGTCTAGTCTACTCCCTGGCTAGGGATGATAGGGACCTAGGTCGTTCTAGGAGGGTAGGGGGCACGCGCGCCTTCGGGGAGGTGCCCCATGAGGCGTGAGCTTCGTCCCCACCAGACCCGCGCCATCGACCTCCTGCGCCGCTCCCTCGGTTCGGGCAAGCGCCGCCCCCTCCTGCAGGCCCCGACCGGCTTCGGCAAGACGATGCTGGGCGCCGCCATCGTCGAGGGCGCCCTCGCGAAGGGCAACCGGGTGATCTTCACCGTCCCGGCCCTGTCGCTCGTCGATCAGACCGTGATGGCGCTCTGGAACGAGGGCATCCACGACGTGGGTGTGATCCAGGGGGCGCACGAACTCACCAATGCGAGCCGCCCGGTGCAGGTTGCCAGCGTCCAGACGCTCGCCCGTCGCGAGATCCCGGCGGCCGACGTGGTCGTGATCGACGAGGCGCATCGGGTGTTCGACCTCTACGGGCGCTGGATGTCAGCCACTGGCTGGGAAAGGGTCCCGTTTATCGGCCTGTCGGCCACCCCGTGGACGCGCGGTCTCGGCAAGCTGTTCGATGACCTGCTGATCGCGGCGACGACGGGCGACCTGATCGAGGCTGGATATCTCTCCCGCTTCCGGGTGTTCGCCCCGTCTCATCCCGACCTGACGGGCGTTAGGACCGTTGCCGGAGACTACCACGAGGGCGACCTCGGCGAGGCCATGAACAAGACCGCGCTCGTGGCCGATGTCGTCGAGACGTGGCTTGCGAAGGGGGAGGGGCGGCCGACGCTGTGCTTCGCCGTGGACCGAGCCCATGCCCGGCACATCCAGACGCGGTTCGCCGAGGAGGGTGTGAGCACTGCCTATGTCGATGCGTACACCTCCACCGGCGAGCGCGAGGCCATCCGCAAACGGTTCCATTCCGGGGAGGTCAAGGTCGTCTGCAACGTCGGATGCCTGACCACGGGCGTGGACTGGGACGTGCGCTGCATCATCCTCGCCCGGCCGACGCGCTCGGAAATGCTCTACGTCCAGATCATCGGGCGCGGCCTCCGGACGGCGGACGGCAAGGACGACTGCCTCATCCTCGACCACAGCGACACGACCCTGAAGCTCGGGTTCGTGACGGATATCCATCACGACCGTCTCGACGACGGGAAGGCCCGCAAGAGCGCGGCAACTGAGCGCAAGGAACCGCTCCCGAAGGAATGCCCGCAATGCTCATTCCTCAAGCCGCCGAAGGTCGCGAAATGCCCGTGTTGTGGCTTCGCCCCCCAGCGGCAATCGCAGATCGAGTGCGAGGACGGAGACCTTGTCGAGCTGACGCCGAAGGGCAAGGAGGCGAGCCGGGAGGTCAAGCAGCGCTGGTATTCGATGCTCATGAAGATCGCCGACGAGCGCGGCTATTCCGGCGGCTGGGTGGCCCACAAGTTTCGCGACAAGTTCAAGGTCTGGCCGCGTGGCCTGCACTTCATGCGCATGGAGCCCGACGAGGAGGTTCGCAACTACGTCAAGGCCGGGATGATCCGCTGGGCGAAGCGGCAGAAGAAGGTTGCGGAGGCTGCCAATGTCGCCGCTTAGGGATCGCGCAATTGGCCGCTGGCCCTCTCTCCTGCCGATGCTCGGCGTTGGCCCGGAATACCTCACCGGCCGGCATACAGCCTGCCCCATGTGCCAGCGCGGCAAGGACCGGTTTCGGTTCGACGACAAGGAGGGACGCGGCACGTGGATCTGCTCGCAGTGCGGGGCAGGTGACGGGTTCGAGCTCGTCATGAGGGTGAACGGCTGGGATTTCCACACTGCGGCGGTTCGCATTGAGGAAGTCATCGGGGCGGCTCCGGCCGTTCCGGTGCGGCAGGAGATGGGCACGGATGAGGTAAGGCGACGTCTCAACGACCTGTGGCGCTCCTCTCGGAAGGTCGAGCAAGGCGACCCGGTGTGGCGCTACCTCGTCAACCGCGTAGGCGTGGTGGATGTGCCGCCCTCGATCAGGACGTGCCTGAGTGCCCACTATCCGGCCCCGAAGCCCGCCAAGTTGCCGGCGATGGTCTCCATGGTCATGGACCCCGATGGGAACCCGGTGACGATCCATCGGACGTTCCTGACGGAGGACGGCCACAAGGCGCATGTCGCCAAGCCCCGCATGTTCATGCCCGGCAAGATTGCCCCAGGCTCGGCGGTGCGCCTGATGCGGCACGAAAAGATCCTCGGAATTGCGGAGGGGATCGAGACGGCATTCGCGGCGTCCAAGCTGTTCGACATGCCGGTGTGGGCCGCCCTCAACGCCACGATGCTGGCGAACTGGATCGCCCCGCGCGAGGTCGAGACGGTCGTGATCTTCGGGGACAACGACACGTCATTCACCGGGCAGGAGGCGGCCTACGCCCTGGCCAAGAAACTCACGAACGAAGGCTTCGGCGTCGAGGTCGAAATACCGAAGACGCTGGGTCACGACTGGAACAACGTTCTCATCGACGAAAGGAAAGCCGCATGAGTGGGCAGCAGTACGACCGGACGAATACAGGCGCCTTGTTCAAGAACGACCGGAAGGAGCGCGACACGCACCCGGATTATCGTGGCAGCGGCAACGTTGCGGGGGAGGAATTCTGGCTGTCAGGGTGGCTCAAGAAGGACCGCAACGGCAAGTCCTTTATGTCGCTGTCGTTCCAGCCAAAGGATGGCCAGCAGGCGGCCCGGAGTCAGCGGACACAACAGGTCGATATCCCGCTCGACGACGAAATCCCGTTCTGAGGAGGCGGCGATGAGCAAATGGGAATGCCTGACGCTCATGGTGATCGCGGTCTCGATGGCCGCCGCCGGCATCGTATCGATCATCTGGGGATCGGGGGCGGCGCCATGACTGACGACCTTTCCCACCGCCTCAGCAGCATAGCCGATGAGATGGAGCGGGCCGCAAGGGGCAAGAGTGCGGAAGACCTGCACGAGCTGTTCGCGGAGGCGTGCGAATTGCTGCGCGTAGCCTCGGACGCCCTCGCCATGCACGAGCGCCGGTCAATCACGATCAAACTGCCAGAGGAACACATCAATGACCTGCGCTCCGCGCTGAGGAGCGTGGGGTGTGATCTTGAGATCGCCGGGGGCTGACACATGGCGCGACCGAAGAAGAAGACGAGGGCTACGACTCCCATCGACAAGCCGATGCAGCCGACGCCCGAGCGGATGGCGAAGGCTGGAGAGTTCTACGTCGTCGGCGGAGACGGTCGCGTGACCATGCGAGACGGGATGATCGACCGCATCCGCAAGAGAGGCGTCATCACCGAAAGACAAGCCGAAGCGGGCAGGCGATACCGCCTCTACTGGTACCACGCGGGGCTCGAGCCGGGGCCGAATGGTGTGGATCCCAACCGCATCTATGCGCCGGACAACACGGGCATGCGCCTGATGGCCCAGAGCGAGCGCCAGGCCGAATACCGCCAGCGCTATCGGCAGGCGGCGCGCCACATCGGCTTGCGGATGTCGCGGCTGATCGAGCATATCGCCTGTGAAGACGCTACGCTTGAGGAGGCCGGACGCAAAATCCTCGGTTGGGGAAACAAGGCGCAGGCGATTGCCGCTGCGACGGAGATGTTCCGTGATGCAACGGATCGTTTAGCTGACCTGTGGGGCTTTCCTCATTGGATCGATGACGAAGAAGCGGAAGAAATCGCTTGACCGGTTAAACCGGAAATGCGATGATTTGGTATCAGCAAGATTTGCGCCCGTAGACGGGCAACGAGTTCAGCGCGGTCTCTGACACGAGGGCCGTGGGCGGAGGCCAAGCGGCATCAGCCGGGCCTCCCGGTGGGAGGGCTAGGGGCTGTTCCTGGCCGCCACCAAATGCCGCCCCGCGCTGACAGGAGCTGTTCACAAGACCGGTTATAGGCCGGTGGCGTAACAGACGGGGCGGTCGCCGAAAGTCGGCTGCCACAACAGTTTCAGAGTTCAGCGCGGCGGCGTGTAGGAGCTGTCGCAGTGGGATCCGACGGATGGCGCTTCATGCGCCTCTGCTGCTTAAACTATCGAGCCCGCCCACGCCGGGGACGCCCGGCCCGCGCTGAGACAGTTCACGAGAGCGGCGTGGAAAGCAGACACGCAAAACGGCCTATCGAGGCGGCAGTCGCAACCGCCAGCATAGCAAACCGGCCGACCATGGAAACGGCGACTGTGGCGTTGGCCGTGCCGCGTGGGTCCGGATTGCGGATTCAGGCATGAGCCGTGCCCAGCCAGCCGGAGTAGCGCCCGGCCTCTCGTGATAGCAGGGAGTGCGTCACCTAGCACGTTGGGGCTCCGGCCTCACCCTGCGTCAATCTAGCGGGGCTGCCCCAAGCGGTTTCGCTTTAGCGCCGTCTCGGTTCTCCGGGGCGGCGCTTCTCACTTGGAGCCACGGCATGGCCGCAGTCCTCCGCCGTCTTGCTATCGCGCTTCTCATTGGCGCGGTGGTTGTGATCTTCGGCGCAGGCGTGGCTACGGGAGCGATGGTGTTCTGATGAGCTACGACATCCCGGAGCCGAAGGGCGGTTGGAAGACCGACTTTACGGACGCCGAAAAGGCCAAGCTTCGCCCTATCGCCGAAACGCTCGCCATGCTCGACGGGAATGCGTTCTTCGGTATGGGAACCTCGGATGACCGGGAATGGTACGAGCAGTATCTGCCGGAAGCGCACGCCGTATACGAGGCCAACGGTGGCGACCATGGGTGGGCTGGTTTTGCCAGCTTCGTCCCGCCGCTCGGGCAAATGTTGCCGCCGTCAAACTGACATGCCCGCCAAACCCCGTCCCTCTCATCCCTGGCGCATCCGCCTACGGAGAGAGAGAGACGGGGCCATTCTCGGCATCACGGCTCCCGAGTGGTTTGACGACGCTGACGTGATCGACGCGATCCGTGAGGACATGGCGAAGTTCGAGGCGGCCAAGCCGGACACGGGGGAGAGGCCGAACATCACATTGAACGAGGTTGGGCTATGAACGTGATCTGGGGGAGTGCCGCCGGAGACCATCCGCACGTCATGACGACGGAGCCCGAGCGGTGGAAGGCGTGCTTCTGCACCGGCCCGCGCCCCGGCGACACGAAGTGTCCGTGCGCCATGGAGGCGGACGGCGTCCGCGAGTTCGCGATGTTCACTGACGGCATCGTCATCAACGGCCAGCGCTACAAGCTCGTTCCGGCCGCGTCACGCTGAATGAGGTGGGGTTGTGAGCCCCTTTGAATAAATATCGAGAAATCAATGGCACGCGGCGGCAAGCGGCCCGGAGCCGGTAGGCCGAAGGGCTCAGTCAACAGGATGGCAACGAAGGCGCGAGAGGAAGCGGCCAAGGTCGGCATGCTGCCGCATGAGCTGCTTCTGGCTATCAGCCGCGGCGAAACCATCGACGGACACGTGCCCAGCTTCGCGGACCGCGTCGATGCGGCGAAGGCCGCGGCACCGTTCTTTGCCCCGAAGCTTGCGGCGGTCGATGTCAACGCTCAGACCGAAAACCGGCACTGGATCGTGAGCGACAACCCGATGAGCGCAGATGAATGGGAAGCCGAGCATACTGTGGGCGCCTCAGCCGGGCCCACAGAAGGCGCTCGTTGACTGCCCGCTATCGGAGATCTTTTTCGGGGGCGCTCGCGGCGGCGGAAAGACGGACGGCGTCCTCGGCAAATGGGCGCTGAAGGAACGGCGCTACGGCAAACACTTCAACGCGATCATGTTCCGGCGCACGACGGTGTCGTCGGAAGACGCGATAGAGCGCAGCAAGGAGATCTACGGGCCTCTCGGCGGGGTCTACAACGAGAGCAAGCTGATCTGGCGCATGCCGAATGGCGGTCGGGTCTCGTTTAGATACCTCGACAAGCCCAAGGATGCCGACGAATGGCAGGGGCGCAACGTCACCGACGTGTGGGTTGAAGAGGCGGGGCAGTATCCCGACAGCCGCGCTATCGACAAGCTGTTCGGTGTGCTGCGCTCGGCCCATGGCGTGCCCGTCCAGATGATCCTTACCGCCAACCCCGGCGGCCCAGGCCAAGCATGGTTGCGGGAGCGCTACAGGCTGCATCCCTTCCCAAGGGGACCGCAGGTCGTCACGCGGACGCTCGACGACGGCACATTGCACAAGATGGCGGTCATCCCGTCACGGATCACGGACAACGCGATCCTGATGGCGAATGACCCTGGATACATCAGCCGCCTGCGCATGGTGGGCGGAGCCGAGCTGATCAGGGCGTGGCTAGAGGGCGACTGGAGCGCCATCGAAGGAGCGTTCTTCGCGGAGTGGAGTGAGAAGCGCCACGTCATACGGCCATTCGAGGTGCCGGGCGACTGGATGCGGTTCCTGTCCGGTGACTGGGGCTCTGCCAAGCCCTTCAGCTTCGGTTGGTGGGCGGTCGTATCGGACGACTACACGACGGAAAGCGGGATCATCCTGCCGCGGGGTTGTCTCGTTCGCTATCGCGAGTGGTACGGCGCAGTTGCCGGCAAGCCGAACGTGGGACTGAAGTTGCACGCCGAGGCGGTTGGCGAGGGGTTGGCCTCGCGAGCTGCGTCGGATCCGAAGCTCTCGTATGGCGTTCTCGACCCGGCGGCTTTTGCCGAGGATGGCGGCCCTTCGATTGCCGAGCGGATCACGAAGGGCTCGGGCGGAAAGTTGTTCTTCCGCGGGGCCGACAACAAGCGCGTGTCGCAGCGCGGCGCGATGGGCGGCTGGGATGCGATGCGTTCTCGGCTCGTTGGTGAGGCCGAAGATAGGCCGATGATCGTCTGTTTCTCGACGTGCACCGACAGCATTCGGACGATCCCGATGCTGCAGCACGATCAGGACAGGCCCGAAGACCTTGACACGGACATGGAAGACCACGCCGCGGATGAGTGGCGGTACGCCTGCATGTCGCGCCCGTGGGTGCGCCAGGTCACGAGCCGCCCGCAACCGCAGACCGGGTTCTCCCGCATCAACCGTAGGCCGTCAACCGCAGCAACGGTGATCTAATGGCGCAACTCACGACCACGGATGAGAGGGACGGCAACTTCGCCTCCCTCAGCACCCTCATCCGCCGCCATCAGGATTACTGGACGAACAAGGCCCGTGAGCGTGAGGAAACCGAGGTTGCGCGCCGGTACTATGACGGCGACCAGCTCACGCCAGAGCAATTGCAGGTGCTGCGGGACCGTGGGCAGCCGGCGGTCGTCTACAACGAGGTCCAGCCGCAGATCGACGGCATTGTCGGCACCGTCGAGCGCCTGAGGCAGGATCCGAAAGCCTACCCACGCACGCCGGCTCACGAGGACGGCGCCGAGGTTGCGACAAGCGTCCTGCGCTACGCGATGGACACGGTTCAGTGGCAGTACCTGACGCCTCGTGTTGCGCGAGCGGCGGGCATCGATGCCGTCGCTGGCGTGGAGATGTCTTTCGTCGAGGGCGATAACGGCGACCCGGATATCCAGCTCAAGACCGTCGATGCCGAGACGTTCTTTTACGACCCGCGCTCCATCGAGCAGGACTTTTCGGATGCCCGCTACATGGGCGTCTCGAAGTGGGTCGATATCGACGTGGCGAAGTCGATGTTCCCCGACCATGCCGAGGCCCTCGAGGCGCTCGGCACTCAGGGCTTCGGGCAGGAGGAATGGAACCTCAACCAGCGCCAGAACCTCTGGGTCATCACGAACGAGCGGAAGATCCGCCTCGTCGAGCACTGGTACATCCGGGGCGGCGAGTGGAAATTCGCGTTCTACACGGGGAATCTGCTTCTCGATGAAGGCAACTCGCCTTTCTATGACGAGAAGGGCCGCACCATCTCGCGGTACATCGTCTTCTCAGCGCACGTGGACTGGGAAGGCGACCGTTACGGCTTCGTTCGCAACCTGAAGCCGATCCAGGACGAGATCAATTCCCGCCGATCGCTCGGTCTGCACGCGCTCAATGCCAAGCGCGTCTATATCGAGGCGGGATCGGTCGAGAACGAACAGGATCTGGCGCAGCGCATCAACAGACCGACCGGCATTGTCCTCCTGCCCCCCGGCGCGAATGTCCGGGAGGAGAACAACGCCGCTCAGGCTGCCGGCAACCTTGAGATGTTGCAGGAGGCCAAGAGCCAGATGGACCGTCGCGGGCTCTCCCCGCCCGTGGCTGTCGATGGCGGTGCCCCCAAGGACCTTTCGGGCCGCGCCATCCAGCTCCTGCAGCAGGCCGCCCTTGGCAAGATCGGGCCGTTCCTGATCGCCTTCCGCGACTGGAAGATGCGCGTCTATCGGGCCGTCTGGAACAACATCCAGCGCTACTGGACGGCGGAGCGCTGGATCCGGGTGACGGACAACGAGGGAATCCCGGACTTCCTGCCCGTTAACCGCATCGACATGAGCACGGGCGTCCCCACGCTGCAGAACCCGCTCGGCTCTCTCGACGTGGATATCATCATCGACGAGGGGCCGGACACGGTGACGCTGATGCAGGACGTGTTCGACACGCTCGTGCAGTTGGCCGGCGCCGGCATGCCGATTCCGCCTGTTGCCATCCTCAAGATGGCAAATCTCCCCGGCAGCATGAAGAAGCAGATCGAGGAGATCCTCGAACAGGCACAGCAGCAGCCGAACCCGGAGGCTCTGGCACAGCAGGCCAAGATGGAGCTCGAGCAGGTCAAGTTGCAGATGGATATGCAGGCCAAGCAGGCCGATATCCAGCTTGAGCGGGAGCGGGCGGCGATCAATGCCGAGGCCTCGCGCATCAAGGCCGAGAACGACATGCAGTTGGCGCGGGAAAAGGCCGCCAACGACATGCAGATCGAGCGCGAGAAGGCCGTCCATCAGATGGAGATCGACCGCATGAAGGCCGACGCCGCCATTGCCATGCAGGCGGCGCGCACCAATGCGCAAATGGCGGCTTCCCAGGCGGCCGCAATCGGTTCGTAGGCGACCACGACACGGCGCATATGGACGCTTGCCCGGCGATACGGGGCGAAATCACGCAACTCCGCGAAAGTGAGACGTAACCATGTCGATTGGCGGCGAACAGGAAGTCTTTGACGCAGCGCTGTCCGGCGGCGAGATGCCGGGAGTGGTGAATGAGCCCGTTGTTGACGCCGGTGGACCCAGTGCCGCCGCGTCCTCTCCCGGAAACGAAGATCCGGGCCATAGTCACCCGTCTCCGAATGCCGAGACTCCTTCGGAGGGTGTGAAAAAGCCCGAAAATGAGGCCTTCGTGCCGTCGTGGCGGCTGCGAGAGGTAGCCGAAGAGAAGCGCCGGCTTGAGCAGGAGGCCGCCGATCTTCGCGCGTGGAAGGAGCAGATCGAGCGCGAAAGGCAGGAGGCCCAGAAGCAGGCCCCTGACATTTTCGAGGACCCGGATGCATTCCTGAAGCACAAGGCGCAGGAGCTGCTCGACCCGGTCCAGAAGGCCGCTCAGGTGGCCGAGGAGCGAGCCCGCGCCGTCGCCGAATACTGGTCGCGTCAGTACGCGATCAAGGAATTCGGGCAGGAGACCGTGGACAAGGCGTTTGCGGCCCTGCAGCAGGCGATTGCGACCGGGGGGCTCAACCGCGACGTCGTGCTCAAGCAGCTGCGTGAGGCGGCCGATCCGTTCGGCGACATCGTGCGGTGGCACCGCAAGTACGAATTCGAGCGCGAGGTCGGGAATGACCCGCAGGGCTGGATGGAGCGCCAGAAAGAAGCGCTTCTGAAGGACCCGGACTTTCTCGCCAAGGCCCTTGAGGCCGCGCGCGCACAGGCTGCCCCCGTCGCCACCACGACGACGGCGAAGGGCGGCAATGTCACGTCCCTCCCGTCGCTCAACCGCACTCCGCGAGCTGGCACGGAAGTGGATGAGCCGGAAGACCCGGCAGAGGTGTTCAACGCCGCCCTGAATGCCGGGCGCCGATAACCATCGGAGACGACAATGCCGGTCTGGAACTACGCGCTCACCGACGAGGAACGGATCACCGACGGCGATGCCGTACATGTGCGCGTCCGGGCCGGCGAGGACCTTGTACCGGGTCAGGCGCTCGCCATCGTCGATGGCGTCGCGACCGCTGATGCCGGCGGCACGTACTTCACCACGAAGACCGTTCGGGCCGGCGATGTGTTCTGGGCTCGCTATCCGCAGGGATCGAACCAGCCTTCGCCGCCGCCCGCCAACACGGCGCCTCCCGAGATCACCGGGACGCCGACCGTGGGGCAGCAGCTGACCGCGAGCACCGGCACATGGACCGGCTCGCCGTCCGGCTACGCCTATCAGTGGAAACGTGACGGGGCGGATATCGCCGGGGCAACGTCCTCGACGTACACGCTCGATCCGGCGGACGAGAACGCCATGATCACCGTCACCGTGACCGCCACCAACGATATCGGCAGCACGAGCGCCACGAGCGCCGCTGTCGGCCCCGTCGCCGCCGCCTGATCACAAGGCCGCCGCGACACTCTCGTCCGCGCCACGATACGGCGCAACCGCACGTAGGGCCACGAGACGGCCAATCCGAACCCGAGCGCCCGGCTGAGGACCGGGCAGACCGATCACACCCGACAGGGCAGCCCTGAGCGGGCGCTTTGTCGTGTCTTGAGGACAAGACAATGGCTGTCTCTACCATTCAGGCCAACAACCGCGGGATTATTTTCCGCAACAACATCATCCGCGAGTTCGTTCGCGGCAACATGTTCTCGCCCTACATGGGCAACGATGGCACCGCCGTCATCCGCACGTTCCTCGAAACCGGCAAGTTCGGCGGCGACCAGATCAACGTTCCCCTGATCAAGGCCCTCCGCAACACGGCCATCGGCTCGGGGACGCTGACGGGCAACGAGGAGGCCATCGACAACTACGGTTGCCGGTTCTGGCTCGACTGGGGTCGCAACGCTGTCACGGCCACCAAGGCGGAGATCAAGAAGGGCTCGTTTGACCTGTTCGCGCAGGCGCAGCCGCTTCTCTCCGACTGGGGCAAGTCGCTGCAGCGTGACGAACTGGTTCTGGCGATGGCGTCGCTCCCGAGCGAATCCCCGCCGGCCGGCCTCGGCTCCCCCAACGGCCAGCGCGTGAATGGCATCCTGTACTCGGCCGCCAACGCCACGCAGCGCAACACGTGGAACCAGGCCAACCAGGACCGCATTCTGTACGGCAACGCGTTCAGCAACTACAACGCCACGCATGCCACGGCCCTTGCGAGCCTGACGGCGACCGACGACCGCTTCAGCGCCGCGACCGTCCGTCTCGCCCGCGAGAAGGCGGAAGACGCTGACCCGAAGATCGAGCCCCTGAGCACCGACGACGGCTACGAGCGCTTCGTCATGTTCGTGGGCTCGCGCGCCTACCGCGATGCCTGGGCCGATCCCGAGATCTACCAGGCCAACAAGGATGCGCGCCCCCGTGAGGGCTCGTCCTGGCGGAACAACCCGATCTTCCGCGAGGGCGACCTGCTCTACGACAACGTCATCATCCGCAAGGTTCCCGAGATCGACAAGCTCGCTCTCGTGGCCGGAGCGGGCGACAGCGGCGTTGACGTATCCATGTCGTTCATGTGCGGCCGCTCGGCGCTGGGCCTCGTGTGGGGCCAGATGCCCGAGCCGACGAAGCTCGACGAAACCGACTACCAGTTCAAGAAGGGCGTCGGCATCGACATGGCCTATGGCGTCGGCAAGGTGTTCTTCAAGGACACTACGACGAGCGACCTTGTGCAGTGGGGCATCGTCACCGTGTTCAACGCCGCGCCTGCCACGGCGTAACGAGAAGGAGAGGGGCGGTCTTCGGGCCGCCCTTCGCCATTCAGGAGGTGAGCATGCCCAAGACGAAGGCGCAACTCATCGAGCAGGCGCTTAGCGTTCTCGGCCTCGCAGAGGCGGGGCAGCCCGTCGAGGTCGAGGATAGCGACGCTGTCGACGCTGTTGTCGCGCCGCTTCTCAATCAGCTGGCGCGCTCGCGCATCCTCTATGTGCCGAACGTCGAGGCCATCGACGACGCTGTTTTCCTGCCGCTGGCCCGCATGCTCGCGAACGAGGCCGCTCCGTCCTTCGGGTTGCCGAGGTCCGAAGACGCGCGCCTCGCGGCCGAGCTGGACATGCGCCGCGCCCAGGCGAGCTACACGACCTTCGAGCCCGTCAAGGTGGCGTATTTCTGATGCGTAAGCCTGACTTCACCCACGCCGAGCTAGTGGAGCGCCTGAGCTACGACCCTGAGACGGGGGAATTCCGCTGGCGGCCCAATCCAGCGATGAATGCCACGTGGAACAGCCGTTTTGCTGGCGCCAAAGCAGGAACCATGGCCGCCGGTCGGCTATCCATCCGTTTGAACTATCGAAGGTATTTTGCGCATCGCCTCGCATGGTTCTACATGACGGGCGAGTGGCCTGAGTACGAAATCGACCACGCCAATTGCGACCCGTCCGACAACAGGTTCTCGAATCTGCGGTTGGCATCGAGGGGGCAAAACGCAGCAAACATCCGCACCCCGCGACACAACACCAGTGGCCGGAAAGGCGTGACGTGGGACCGCACCAGCGGGAAATGGCTCGCGTTCGCGTGGACAGGCGGGAGGTTCCGCAATTTGGGGCGCTACGACACCAAGGAAGAAGCATCGGGAGCCTACATGCGGCACATGGCGGGGCTCTATGGACCGTATGCCAGAGCGGCCTAGGAGGGGATCGTGACCCAAATTCCCTTCCCCACGTCGTCCGCACCGGGCCTCTTCGCGGAGAGCGGGGGCAGGCTCATCAACACCATGAGCGAGAAGCTGCCCGACGGTCGTATTCGGCGCTTCCGCGTGCCGGGCCTGCGCGAGGCCGTCGTGATTGATGGCTTTTCCGGCTACCGCGGCAGCATCTACGTCAATGGAACGTGGCTCGTCGCCCTTGAGGACTGGCTGTTCGCGGTCACTCATGCTGGTGGCATCTACACGGCGACGCCGCTCGGCTCGCTGCCGGGCTCGGGGCCGGTCTTCTTCGCCCGGAACAACAAGACGCCGACGCCCGATATCGTATGCGTGGCGGAGAACACCGCCTACGAGCTGACGACGAACGGGGCGCCTCAGAGCTATTCCGACCCGGACGTTGGATCGCCCAATGCGGTGACCTTCCTGCGCGGGTATTTCGTGTTCACCTACGGCGACGGCCGTATGCGCACGACGGACCTGAATTCGACGGCCATCAACACGCTCGATACGGCGTTCGCCGAGAGCAAGCCCGACGGTCTGTTGAGGCCGATCGCACTCGGCGGCGACCTGTTCGCGTGCGGCCCGCAGACCATCGAGGTGTGGCGTGTCGATCCCAACAACGAGGTCGGGTTTCCGTTCTCGTATCTCGACACGATCCCGCGCGGCATCGCTGGACAGCAGGCCATTGCGGGCGACGAGGACGGCTGGTCCAACACTCTGATCGACGTGGGCGACGACGGTGTTGTCTACATGCTGCAGGGCTATACGCAGCAGGCCATCTCGACGCCCTCAGTCGCGAAGGCCATCGAGGCCCTGGCGGACAAGTCCACCATCCGCTGTTCTGTCTACATGCATGAGGGGCACGCCATCTGGACGATGACCTCGCCGGACTGGACGTGGTGCTATGACCTCAGCACGGGCGAGTGGTTCGAGCGCAAGTCGCACCTGATGCAGACGTGGCGGTGCGCCGGCTCGCTGAAGGCGTTTGACCGCTGGATGGCCGGGGATGTGGCCTCGGGCACGCTCTACGAGATCGACCCCGACTATCACATGGAGGGCAACGACCCTCTGACGGCGACGGTTGTCTCAGCCACGGTGAGTCCGTTCCCGCAAAGGGCCGCTGTTCCCCGTCTCGATCTCGACATTCTGGCGGGTGTCGGCATGGCGCCGGGCACCGATCCTATCCAGACGAAGCCGCGGTGCTCCATCTCGTGGTCCAAGGACGGCGGAGTGCGCTTCGGCTTTCCCGTCCTGCGAGAGATCGGGCGGCAGGGCGAATACCGCCGCAAGGTGCAGGTCAATCGGCTTGGCCTGATGAGCAACCGCGGCATGCAGATCCGCGTGGACGTGTCGGACCCCGTGCCGTTCTCGCTGTTTGGCGGCGAGCTGACCCCGGAAGTGCGGGGCTGATCCATGGCGAAGAAACCGCTTCCCACGCCCGGCGCGAACGTACCGGCGGCGCCGAACGGCGTCTTCGCAACGGTCTGGTACGCATGGTTCAAGACCGTAGAGAACGTCCTTCGTGAGGACGTGGCAGCCCGACAGACGGTCACGAGCAACACCACGCCGACCGCGGACGACATCCCCGAGGGGGAAAGCCGGGTCTGGCACGACACGAGCACAGCCGAAACGCGGCTCTACGCGAACGTCGGCGGCTCCCTGAAATCCGTTCTTCTGAGCTAAGGAGGCGCACACATGGCCAGTGCGAAGGGCGCGCGCTATGCCGCCATGTATGGGCAGACTGCCCTCGACGACAGCGAAAAGCGCGTCCTCGGCGAGCTGGAGAAGGGCTACACCGGCGCTCAGGGCTACCTAGGGCAGGCAAAAGACCTGTTCGGCGGGATGACGACGCAGGGGCAGGCCGGTCTTGACCGGTATCTGTCCCTCCTGTCAGGCGACCAGTCGGCGCTTGAGGGCACGGCCGGCTATCAGTTTGCCATGGATCAGGGTTTGCAGGCGCTCAACCGGCGCCGTGCGGCCGGCGGCATGCTCAACTCGGGCAATGCCGATGCCGATGCGATCAAGTTCGCGAGCGGCCTTGCCTCTCAGACCCTCAATCAGGAGCGTCAGGCGGCCCTGCCGCTGATGCAGCTCTATTCGCAGGGCATCTCGGGGCAGGCTGGTTCGCTCGGGTCTTTGGCCGACCTCGATATGGGCTATTTCGGGTCTCGCGCCGGCATCATGGACCAGAACGACAAGGACAAGCTCGGCCTTGTCGTGGGCGCACTGAAGGCCGGGGATGCCGCGAAGGCGCAGAACCAGGCGAACATGCTGGGGGCCATCACGGGCGGCCTGAACCTGCTCGGCTCGGGCCTCGGCTCCGGCGGTTTCTTCACCAGACTTCTTGGTTGATGGGGGTTGATCGATGGCGCGGTTGGTCATCCACGATCTCACGACCCAGTATCCCCGCATCGACCAGATGCTGGCGAACCTGCCCAACGCGTTCTTCGGCGCCTTCAATCAGGCGCAGGACCAGCAGTTGAAGCGCGAGCTTGCCGATCTGGGCAAGCAGAAGACGCAGATGGAGTTGGCGTCGCTCGGCCAGAACATGCAGTCGCAGGCCGCCGCCGATCAGGCATGGCAGTCCATGATGGGCGGGGGCGCAACGTCTGCGCAGCCGCTTTCGCTTGGCGACCTTGGCGGGGGCTACCTCAGCACGCTCCGCTCCCGTGAGAGCGGCGGCAATGACGCGGCTCGTAACCCGAATTCGACCGCCACGGGGCGTTATCAGTTCACCGCCGGGACGTGGGCGGATCTCGCCCGGAAATACCCGCAGCTCGGACTGACGCCGGACGGCCGCACGGACCCCGCTCAGCAGGAACGGGCAATCCAGGCGTTCACGGAAGACAACCGCAAGGCGCTTCAGGCGGCCGGTATCACCCCGTCTGACGCCAACCTCTACACGGCGCACTTCCTCGGCGCGGGTGGGGCCCGCAATTTCCTGTCCGCCCTGCAGCAGGATCCGACCGTTCTGGCGGCGGATGTGGTCGATCCGCGCGCTGTCGCGGCCAACCGTACCATGTTCTTCGATGGGGATCGTCCCCTGACGGTTGCCGAGGCTGCGAGCCGTATTCAGCGCGGGTTTACTGGGGCGGCTCCCCGCACGCAGGTCGCACAGGCCGATATCCCGATGGCGGGCGGTACGCCGGCGCAGGGCTTCGCCATCCCGCAAGGCGCTGCACCGGTCCAGACGGGCCCGACGATCCTCCCGAACCTCTCCACGGAACAGCTCCAGCAGCTCCGGGGCATGCGAGGCCTGCCGAAGGAGAGGCAAGACCTCATCGACATGGCGCTCAAGGAACGGCTGGATCAGGGCAAGCCGACCGATGCCATGCGCGGCTACCTGTTCGCCCGGCAGCAGGGTTATGCCGGCACGTTCATGGACTATCAGCAGGAGCTTCGCCGGGCCGGGGCCACGAACGTCAACGTCGGGAAGGGCGAGACAAAATACGACGAGGAGATGGGCAAGCAGTTCGCCCAGCTCAACAAGGAGATCATCGACGGCGCGGCAGACGGCCGTCGCAAGGTCGCGGTGCTCTCGCGTATGGAAGGCATTCTGGGCGATCCGAACGTCTATACCGGCGCGGGCGCGAACCTCGTTCTGCAGGCCAAGCGCATGGCGAAGGCGATGGGCTTTGACGTCGGCGACCTGTCGGGCCCGGAGGCGATCAACGCCATCAGCAACCAGTTCGCCCTTGAGCTGCGCAATCCGAGCGGCGGCGCCGGCATGCCGGGCGCACTCTCCGACAAGGACCGAGAGTTCCTGCAGCAGTCCGTGCCCGGCCTTGAGCGGACGGAAGGCGCCAACCGCATCATCATCGACTACATGCGGCGCATGGCGCAGCGGTCGGTGGAGGTGGACCAGCTCCGCCGTGACTACATTCGCGAAAACAAGCGACTCGACGAGGGCTTTTATGACCGGCTGGCGGAATGGTCGGCGGCTAACCCGCTGTTCACGCCCGCGGATGAGGCGGCAGTGGCGCAGGCCCTCGGCGCGGGCCCCGGGCAAGGTCAACCGGGAGGGGCGCAGCAGGGGAGCGTAGCGCCGCCGCAGCCCGGCACGGTTATGGACGGCTACGTCTTCCGCGGCGGCGACCCCGCGAATCCGAACAGTTGGGAAAGGGTTCGCTGATGGCGGGGCCGTGGGAACGCTACCAGAACCAGAGCGCCGGGCCGTGGACGAAGTTCCAGACCGCCCCTGAGGCGAGCGCTGGTCCCTCCGTTGCCGAGGACATCGCCAAGAGCACCGGCTCCGGTCTCGCTCGCGGGGCCGTCGAGACGGCCATGTTGCCGGTGACGCTGCCGGGCATGGCACGGGGCCTGTTGCAGAAGGGTGCGGAAGTCGCTTACGGCGCCGCGGACGCCGGCATTCGACGGCTCATCGGAGCCGAGCCCCTGTCGCAGGAGGAAATCGCGCGTCGGGAGGCTCTATCGGCTGGAACGTCGCCGATCACGAGTGCCATCGAGGCGGGGCAGGGTGCCGTTCGTCGTGTCATGGACGAAAACCTGTATCGGCCGCAGACGACGGCCGGCGAATACGCCCGCACCGTGGGCGAGTTCATCCCCGCGGCCGTTGCGTTCGGCGGCGGTGGTCTCATGGCCCGGGCGGCGTCAGGGCTGCGCTACGGCGTCGCTCCGGGCCTCGCCAGTGAGGCGGCCGGGCAGGCGACAGAAGGGACGGATCTTGAGCCGTGGGCCCGTGGTGGTGCGGCTCTGGCTACCGGCATTGCAGCCGGCGCCGTTGGCCGCTCGCGCCCTGAGCAGGCTATCGCCCGCGATGCTTTGAGGGGGGTTGACGAGGCCACCATTCAGCAGGCGGCGCAGCTGATGGATGACGCCGCGCGGCAGGGCGTGACCCTCACGTGGCCCGAGGCCATCAATCAGGTCAGCCGTGGCGCTGCTCCGCGCCTCGCCCAGTTGCAGCGCGTTGTGGAGAACACGGGCGGCGGGGCCGAAGTCATGGGGCCGGTCATGGCCCAGCGTCCGCAGCAGGTGCAGGCGGCGGGACGGGCTGCTCTTGAGGGACTGTCCCCCGGCGCCCCCGACCCGATCCGCACTGGCGCTGCCGTTCAGCGCGCGGCGCAGGGTTCAATCGACGATACGACTGCGGCCATCAATCAGACGACGCGACCGCTCTATCAGGCCGCCGAGGCCGTTCAGATCGATCCGGCGACCTTCGAGCAGATCCGCGGGATCCCGGCCTTCCAGCAGGGCCTTGCCGCCATCCGCAACGACCCCATCCTCGGCCCTCAGTTCGCCAACATGCCGGACAACAGCGTCGCCGTTGTTGATGCCGTGCAGAAGCGCATTCGCGACATGGCCGATGCCGCCGGGCGCTCGGGGGAGGGCTTCCGGCAGAGCATCATCGGGTCGCAGCGCGGGCAGGTGCTTGAGGCCGCCGACGCTGCGGCTCCGACCTATTCTCAAGCCAGGCAGGCGCAGGCGGCGATGCGCGAGGCCCAATTGGCACCGCTCGAACAGGGACCAATCGGTACCATGGCCGGGACCGCCGATGTCGCGGCACAGACGCGGGCGGCTTTTCCTTCCCGCCCACAGGCCGGCATGGCTCAGGTAACGGGCGAAGCCATCAAGCAGATTGTTCGGCGCGACCCCAAAGCCGGTGCAGATCTCGTCCGGCAGCATGCGGAGACGATCTTTTCGGAGGCCACGCAGAACCTGCAGAGCGGCGCCAATCAGTTCGGCGGGGCGAAATTCGCCGCCACCCTTCGCGGCAATCCCGAGCAGGCCGCGAGTCTCGAGGCGGCCGTGAAGGCGCTCCCCGGCGGGAACCAGCGGTGGGACGGCTTCAATCGGTTCCTCGATATCGTGGAGGCAACCGGGCAGCGCTTGCAGACAGGTTCGGCCACGGCCTTCAATCAGGAAGTGCAGGACGTTCTGCGCAAGGGCGGGCGGGTAGGCGAGCTTGCGAACGTAGCGGCCACGGGCGGCCTCAAGCTGCCGGAGTTCATCCGTTCCCGATATCAGGAATGGCGGATGGGGCGAAACACGGAAGAGCTGGCGCGGCTACTGACGGACTCGCGGGCTGTCGGACTGTTCGCCCGGCTTGCGAAAGAGGCCAACAGCAGCGCCCGTGCGCAGGCCCTCGCGATCCGCCTTGCGATTATTGCCGGAAACTCGCGACAGGGCTTTGAACGCGGCCAGCCGAAGCAGATCCCAGCCCCTCGTTAAGAGCGCAGTGAGGAAGGCAGTAACGACGATGGCAACGAAGAAGTTGCCAACCACCGTAATCGGTTCGTTCGGGTAGGCGCGAAAGACGCTGTAGGTCCACCAGCAAATCAGGGTGGTCTGGGCGACCATCCAGAAAAGGCGGATCACCGGGCCTGACACCAGAACGTGCCTACTTCCGCCGGGCGCCCTGTAATCGGGTCGTTCCTGACACATTGCTCGCCTGAGCGGCCCAGGCCGAACAACAGTGCCATGCCGATGAGGATCAGGCCAGCAACGGCCAAAGCAACACGTCGAAATGCATCGCGGATCATCATGTCCGCACCATAGCACGCCGTCCCCGACGGTTCATCACCTTCCGTTGGACAAAACGACAAGGGCTCGCCTCGCGCGGGCCCTTTTTCTTTGGGAGCTGCCGATGGCGGACCTCTGGAAGAACTTCGCCGGGCAATACCCGGCGGGGGCGCTCGTCTATTTCTTCGAGGCGAACACCACCACACCGATGGTGGTCTATGCCGATGCGACGGAAACGACGCCGCATACACATCCGGTTCAGGCGAACGCCAGCGGTCGTTTCCCCCCCATCTTCGTCCCTTATCGGACCTACCGCGAGCGCGTGACGGACAGCGCAGGTGTGTTGCTTTGGGATATCGATGGCATCCCGAACCCGGCTCCTCCGCAGACCGGTGGCGGGTCTGGCATCATCGTCACGCAAGACATGGTGCTCAACACGGGGGATGTCCTCTGGAACCTGCGCGGAGGCACCAAGGCCGGTTTCGTGCGGATGAATGGCCGCACGATAGGCAACCCGTCTTCGGGCGCCACGGAGCGTGCAAACGCCGACACGGAGGCCCTGTTCCTCTATCTCTGGAACAACCTGAGCAACAGCGTCTCAGCGGTATCGGGGGGGCGCGGCGCGACGGCAGCCGCTGACTTCTCAGCCAACAAGACAATCATCGTCCCCACCATGCAAAGCATCGTCCCGGGTGGCCTGGACGACATGGGCGCGACGGCGGCAAACCGCTTGCAGATCGCCAAGACCATCAACACCACGAACGGGGACGACGACATTACCGTCAATTCCGCGGCCGGCATCGGCATCGGAATGTTCGTCATCGCAAACGGCATCCCGGCTGGGGCGCAGGTGACGGATATCAGTGGCACAACGGTCACGTTGTCGGTCAATGCCAGCGCGACAGCTACCGGCGTGGCGGCTCGCTTCTCCTACTTCCCTGATGCCCAGGAGATCGGCGGCCTCGGCGGCGCGGGTTCCCACACCCAGCACGAGAAGGAAGTTGGCAAGCACAAACACCCGGTGACGGTGAACGACCCGACCCACCAACATCCCTACGGCGCCATCGTCAGCACCTATGGCATCAGCTCATCCGTCGGCCCGAACCAGGTTCCTATCGGAGGCGTGGCTAACACGGTAGCGGCATCAACGGGCATCACCGTGGATGTCGGCGATTACACCGGCGGCGGCCTGCCGATGCCTGTCCTCCAGCCGACGCGCCTCGGCACGTTCTATATGAAACTTTGAGGAGCCGCCCATGTCTCTCACCGGCTCCCTAGGGACTCAGTCGAACCGCGCCGACTGGACGGGCTGGGCTCGCCTGCGCGCCAAGGACGATGGCACGGATATTGACCTCTCCCCGCTCTCCATCCGCATGCAGGTCCGTCGGTGCGACGGGCACGGATACGGCAATGGCTATGGCGGCGATTGGGGGCATGGTGCGCCTGTCCTGTCTGGCTCGACGGACAGCGGCGAGCTGACGACGCCCGCTGGCGGCATTCTGGCCTGGCATTTCCCGGCATCGCGACTGTCGGCGCTCCGGCCCGGTCTCTATGGCGTTGGCATCCTCATGGAGGACGCCAGCGGCAATCGCCAGCAGCTTTTCATCGGTACTGTCGCGATCATCGAAGGGGGCGTTTTCTGATGTACCCGTCTTCCCTGCCCAATATCGACCTGCAGGTGCTCCCGACGTTCCCGGCCCACGTTGGTGTGACGGGCGTTCTCACCCTCGTCAAGAGTGGCCTGTCCTATACCTTCGGCGTCAATTTCCAGAATGTCATCGAGGAGACGAACGTCTCCGACATGTCGAAGCGCGAAGTGCTCGTGCAGGACACGGATACCGGCGCCTTCTGGCGGGTCAAGCTCACCAATTTGCCGACCGGGCAGACCGACTGGGCCAACATCCAGAACAAGCCGACCGAGTTCCCGCCCTCGCCGCATACGCACCCCGTGTCGCAGATCAGCGACGCAACGACCCTTGGGCAGGCATTGGTGACGGCCGCGGACGATGCCGCCGCGCGTGGCTTGCTGGGTGGCACCATCATCGGAAGCGCAGTTTTTACAGCGCCGGATGAGGCGACGGCTCAGGCCGCGCTCGACGTGCCCCCGAACACGCGGACCATCAGCGCCGGCACCGGCCTGACGGGTGGGGGCGACCTCAGCGCCAACCGGACGCTATCCCTTGCGAATATGGCCCAAGCGACCGTGAAGGGCAGGGCGGCTGGCGCGGGTACCGGCGCCCCGCAAGACCTGACGATCTCTCAGGTCCTCGACGCCCTAGGCACGGCGCAGGGCTCCGTCATCTACCGCGGCGCGTCCAACTGGGTGGCGCTCGGACCCGGCTCCGTCGGGCAATACCTGACGACGTTCGGGGCCGGCGGCAACCCCGCATGGACGACGCCGAGTTTCGTCGATGACATGGCCTATTCCACGCTCGCGATGCAGGTGGCCGACCTCGCCAATCAGGCGCTGTTCCTCGGCGACAGCGGCAACCGTGTCTTCGACAGCTTCGCGACCCTCGACTACGTCGATGTGGCGGGGGCGACGAACCTCGACACGAGCACGCCGGGCGAGTTGAAGCCGACGCTTTCCTCGACGCAGACGTTTGCCATTTCTCTGAATTCTGAAATCTCGAATGGCAACCTGACGCACCGGATGATCGTTGCGGCATCGGCTCTGACGACGAGTGGTGTGCAAGTCCGGGTGAGGTTGTCGGGGCCGGCCAGCGGCCCTTCTCGACCGATCAACAACGCCTTTATCGGGCATCAGGCAGCGGGCGGGAATCCGTGGGATTTCGACGGCAATCAGGTTCGCCTCACGTTCGGCGGGAACAATGGTGTCACCCCCCCGGTCGGGGGCTCGGTGTGGAGCGATTGGATCAACTTCAGCCTTGACGAGACGAAGAACCTGATCGTCGCCCACGACGGCACCGTTACGGGCAACATCCATTACAATCCGGGCGTCGCCAGCGTCACTGACTACTTCAAGTCGAGCGTGGCCGAAGCGGGCTCCACGGCGCCCACGGGCTACACCTCGCAGGCGACTACCGCCTACATGCTCGATCAAATCGAGGTCCGAACAGGCGCGGGCAACAATATGACCGTCGCTTCGACAGCTTTCACCGCCGCGAGCGCCCCCGCGAGCGAGAAGATCACGTCTCGCATCATTGCCGTCGATCCCGTCACGCTCAACACGGACCTGATGATGGACGTGTCACGCGACGGCGGCACGACGTGGACGCAGGTGACCTTGGCCGAGCGGTTCACCCAACCCGGTTCCGTGAAGGTCATCGAGAGCAATTCCGTCGATGTGAGCGGCCAGCCCTCCGGCGTCGCCCCCAGATGGCGGATCCGCACGGCCAACAACAAGATGGTCGAGATCCTCGACATGGCCCTCTACTGGAAGTGAGGCGAAGATGGTCTATCTCCGCGATCCCGAGAAGCAGGGCCGCATCAAGTCGTGGCTCGAATTCATTGAACTGTTCACCGAGGCCGAACAGCTCGCCATCGTCACGGCGACGATGAGCGATCCCGCGGTCAAGCTCTGGTACGACAAGGCGCAGGGCGCGAACTACATCGACCTCGACGACCAGCGAGTCATCGACGGCTTTCAGGCGCTCATTGATCGGGAGCTTCTGACGACCGTCCGGCGTGACCGGGTTCTTGCGGGGCTCGCGCCCGCATGACGCTCGCTCTTCTTACCATAGCCGCTTGTTCCGGCCTCAATCGTGCCCGTGGCGCTGAGGAAGACTGGATGCCGGCATGGTGGCCCGGTAGGGCGGTCTTTTATACGGCTCTAGCGGTCGGGTTGGTGGCCGCCGTGTTCGGCGGACTCATCTACGGGGCGGTCTTCGGGGCCGCCTTTCTTGTATGGGGCGTCGGCCCGTGGGGGCATCTGATTGGCCTCGGGCGGTTCGCGCCTGATCGCCCCCCGTCTGATCTGGAGCGGGTCCTTCTGAGGCTCGCAGGCGGAAACGTGCACGTCGCGCTCGCCCTGCGGCATGCCGTGGCTGTCCCGTTCCTCCTGCCGTTTGGACTTCTCGCCCTGACGTTCCCCTTCGTCGCCGTGGCCGCCTACGAGGCCGCGTGGCGCATCCGTCCGGCTAACCCGATCTGGATCGCTGAATTGTCCGTCGGCGCTCTCTGGGGCGCCCTGATCGTCTCTCTGGCCTGACCTCCCATGACCCGTCTTCTCCTCCTCGCCGCCCTTCTCGCGGCCCTCTCCGCATGCTCGCACCGCGCCGCTCAGGACGACCCGTCGGGGCCGGCGCACTTCGGGCGAACGATGATGCAATTCTGAGGTGACCTATGGCAGTCGAGACGTTCGACAGGGTGATGCCCGACGTGTTCGCGCACGAGGGCGGTTATGTGGACCACCCCAAGGATCCGGGCGGCGCCACCAATCACGGCGTCACTCACAAGACCCTTGCAGCATGGCGGGGCAAGCCGGTCACGAAGGCTGACGTGCGCAATCTCTCTCGCGCTGAGGCCGCCCTGATCTACCGGGCGCAGTACTGGCGGCCGATCCGGGGCGATGAACTACCGGCCGGCGTGGATTATGCCCTGTTCGACTTCGCCATCAACTCCGGCCCAGCGCGCGCCGTCAAGACGCTGCAGCAGATCGTAGGCGTCCCGGCGGACGGCATTATGGGCGCGATCACGCTCGATGCGGTGTCGAAGCGCTCGCCGGCCGATCTCATCAACGCCCTGTGCGATGCGCGCCTTGCCTTCCTCAAGGGCCTCAAGGGGTGGCCCACCTTCGGGAGGGGGTGGGGGCGCCGCGTTGCCGAGGTGAGGGCCAAGGCCCTGTCCCTGACCTCTGGCGCCCCTGTGGCCATGGCACCGACGCTCTACGAAGCCCCCACCGAGCGCGGTGAGGCGCAAGAGCCTGCCATCTGGAACAAGCCCGAGACGCTGGCCTATGCCGCCACGGGCGTCGGATCCCTCTCGTCGGTCTTCGCCGGCTCCGGCCCGCTGCAATGGGCGCTCGCCGCCGTGGTGCTGATCGCGGCCGGCGTCGGGGCCTACTACGCCATCCGGCGCATTCGCGAGGCTTACCAATGATCCTCTCTTTCCTCGTCTCCAAGCCGGGGCGATGGCTGGCGGGCGCGCTCGCCGCCGCCCTCGTCATCGGCGGGACGTACATCAAGGGCCGCTCGGATGGCGCCGCCCTCTGCGAAGCGCGGTACGAAAGGAGCAACACCGATGCGCGCAACAAGGCCGATGATGCTCGCCGCCGTGCTGAGCGTGAGTTTGATCGTGACGGCGTGCAGCCAGACCGTTGGCAGCGCGACTGAGTGCCAGATCTTCGGCCCGCTGTCGTGGTCGTCTCGGGATACCCCGGAGACGGTTCGCGGCATCAAGGGGCACAACGCGGCTGGTGAGGCTGCATGCGGGTGGCGGCCATGAGCGACGCGGTGACCATCTCCCGCGAGGAGCTTCAAGCCATTGTGCGTGAGGCCGTGCGCGACGCCCTGCATGACGTGGGTCTCCGCGCCGACGAGCCCAAGGCCGTTGAGGAAGCCCGCGAGGACTTCCGGTTTGTCCGCCGGCTTCGGCAGGGCGTCGATGGCGTCGCCAGCAAGGTTGGTATGGCGATTGTCCTCTCCATCGTCGGCGGCCTCATCACCCTCCTGACCTTCGGCCTGAAGGCTTTCCTCGGCCGCTGATCCGCACGCCTGAGCGGCAATCAGGCTCTCACCATAGGAGACAATCATGTCTCGTCGCGTCCTGTTCGCGGCGCTGTCCGCGCTCGCGCTCATTTCCTCTCCCGTCCTTGCTGAGAAGATGCATGAATGTGTCCCTCCCAAGGACATGCTCGAAGCCGCTCCGAACGTCGCTGCCATGGTCGGCGCCAAGTGGAGCGTCGATGCCGGCGAGGGCGCCGCGCAGCTTGTGGCCGCGTTGCAGGCCGTCGTTCCCGACAAGGCCCATGTCGCGAACATCATCCTCGCGTTCCACAAGGACGGCGAGGCAATGGTCTACTTCGCCGACGAGGGTGGCTTCTGCCACGTCGAGCACCTGACCGCTGACGAGGTGAAACGTCTCCTCGCATACATCACGGGTCAGGATGCCTGACGCATGACGGCTTGCGCTTCTAACGTCCTCACAGCCGACGAAATCGCCGCGACCATTGCGGCGATGGAACGGCATGCCCGTGGCGACGGCACCTATTGGACCAAGGCCATGGGTGAGGAACTCGGCATCGACCCGAGCAACGTCCGGCGCCGGATCACCAAGATCAAGCACATGGCGGCCAAGGGTCAGCTCGGCACCAGGCCCGTCATGCCCGGTTTCCGGATCACAAAAACAACATCAATTTTTAACGAATCCGGGTCTCTCACGCAGGAATTCATCCAGCAGAAGCCCGAGGCTGGCGAGCCCTTCGAGGTGCCTGCGGGCCAGCGGATCCGCGGCGTCAGCGCCCTTGTCGACAAGGACGGCCGCGAAATCGTCAAGTGGGTCAAGACCGACCGCGACGCCGAGAAGCAGGCCGCTATCATGCGGGCGGTCATCGAGGAGTTGAAGGCGGACGTTCCGCGGGCCGAGCCCATCCCGTATCCCGCGCCGGGCAACGATCTCCTCCTCAACCAGTACACCATCACGGACCTTCATTTCGGGATGCTGGCATGGCGCGAGGAGTCCGGCGAGGACTATGACCTCCGCATCGCCGAAAAGCTCCTCCTCGACTGGTTCTCGGCGGCCATCGCCATGTCGCCGCCGGCCAAGACGGCGATCCTGGCGCAGCTCGGCGACCTCCTCCACCACGACAGCCATCTCGCCGTCACCCCGTCGAGCGGGCACGTCCTCGACGCCGATAGTCGCCTTCAGAAGATGATCCGCGTCGTCATCAGGACGCTGCGAGCCATCGTGTCCATGCTCCTCGCCAAGCACGAGCATGTGCACATCATCATGGCGGATGCGAACCACGATCCGGCCTCCGAGGCGTGGCTACGGGAGATGTTCGCGGCCTTCTACGAGGACGAGCCCCGGGTGACCGTCGATAGCTCCGCCGGCACCTACTACGCCTATGAGCACGGCGACACGTCCCTGTTCTACCACCACGGCCACAAACGCGGCGTGAAGGACGTGGACGCGGTCTTCGCCGGCCGCTTCCGGGACATCTACGGCCGGACGAAGCACAGCTATGCCCATCTCGGGCACCTGCATTCCGACGAGCTGAAATCCACCAACCTGATGAAGGTGGAGCGCCACGAGACGCTTGCCGCCTCGGATGCCTATGCCGCGAACGGCGGGTGGCTGTCCGGCCGCTCTGCCAAGGTCATCACCTACCACAGTCGGCACGGGGAAGTGGGGCGTATCACGCTCACGCCCGAGATGGTCAGCGGCGCTGCCGGCTAGCAGGCCAAGTGCACCCCTGCCACGAAACCAGGCTTCCAGACATGACTGATAGCAATGACACGGCCGTCAAATTCGACGGCGGCAAGACGCGGCTCGACCTTCTGCCCTTCGATGCCTTGGCAGAGGTTGCCGACGTTCTGGCCTTCGGGGCGCAGAAGTACGGCGAGCACAACTGGTGCGGCGGCATGCGGTGGTCCCGCCTCATCGGCGCCGCGCTCCGGCACATCTTCGCGTGGTCCATGGGGCAGGACCGGGATCCCGAGACCGGCCTTTCCCATCTGGCGCACGCCGGGTGTTGCGTCCTGTTCTTGATCGCCTATCAGCGGCGCGGCGTCGGGGAGGACGATCGGTTCAAGATGTGATCCACATCCCGATCACAACCACCACCCACACCACCATCATTATAGCGACGAGACGGCCGCGGCGCTCAAAGCGGGTCATTTGTGCGTCGACCGCTTCTTGCCGGAGCCGTCCGGCTGTGCCATGAAGGCCCCGGCCGGCCGCCGTATCTGTGCTATATCTGTGCTACGGCGCTTGGCGAGTGACCTAAGTCCTTGATGGGCCAGTAGCTCAATGGTTAGAGCCGGCCGCTCATAACG